CTGTCCCGCCAGAGGTCGAAACCGAAATAGATTCACCTGCGCCACCCCCACCTGAGCCGCCGTTCAGACCGCTGACTGACGATGCACCTTGGCCGCGTCCTCCTCCACCGCCACCGGTTGAAGTGATGGTAGCAAATACGGAGTCACCGCCATTCGTGCCCGAGACAGCACCAGAGCCACCAGCGCCGCCTCCGCCAACCGTGACCGTGTAACCAGTCCCAGAAATGACATCGAAACCGGTCGCGGTGCGCAGACCACCAGCGCCACCGCCACCGCCGGCAGAAGCGCCGCCACCACCGCCGCCGCCAGCGACGACGAGGTATTCAACCGGATAGGGGCTTTCAAATATCTTCGGCGCCGGGAATGGAAACGTCATTGCAGGCGCGTGATATTGAGGTGTGAGAAGCCGTTGATCTTCGTCAACGTGCAAATGAAGTCGTGGCCGTCAGTTGTGGTGAAAGAGCCGTCTACCTTTGTGAAACCCGAAGTTGTGATCGCGCCGGCCGATGCGTTGTTGGTGTACTGGACGAGGATCGTGCAATCGCTGGATTGGGGCGCGAGCGTGTGCGCCCCGCCATTCACGGCATACTGAAGATTCCCGTTTGCAGGGTCCGGCGTATAAGTGCCGGTCGATTTCGTCCCTGCGCTAAAGGATGTGGCCGTATATCCAACAGTCAGGTTATCGGAGGTATCGGCCTTCAGCGTGTCGGCGTCGAAACCCTGAACCGATGTTCCAATGTCCGAGGACACAAGAACGTCAGCCGCCGCGACTCCGCTATCGGCAATAGATTTTCCGTCCGTATCATCGAAGCTAGCAAGGTTGCCGCTCACAGAAGAGGCAGGCCCGACAACATCGCCAACGCCAGCGCCGTCAGTGCCCTTGTTGCCGACGATGTGGGGGGTGAAATAGAGAGCATCGCCAGCAGTCAGATCAATGTCGCCCGACACATAGGTTACGTCGAGTTGCAGCCACGTTGTATTGTCCGTGACGGTCGTAAGCTGATAGACCGCAGAACTCCCTGCCTCCTCCCGGATTTCAACATATGCCTTTGGGGTCGAGGTGCTGTCGTCCCACTTGATGATGTAATCGGATTGATCGGGGTTGCCGTTGTCCGCTGTCTCGGCATTGACGGCAATGGCCGTGACGCTTGCCAAAACCGCATTGTTGAACCGCATTCCACCCGTGGCAGGTGCGGCCATGGAAGTGGATGCTTCATACGCCCACTTGAAGCTTGCGTCCGCACCGCGCGGAACACCGAAGTCCAACACAAGATCGGTTGAGGTGCCAGAGTTCGTTACTGTGGCTGCGGAGCCGGCCGGAAGGGTTGTCGTGTCGCCAACCTCAACAGTCGGCGTGTCGCCCGACATTGTGAAGTTGATAGCGAAGCGGTTCCCGGCTGTGAACGTCCCATTGGAAACGCCATCCTGAAGGGTCAGCTTCCTATAGCCCGTCCCGTCAACCACGCTTCCAGTGACATTGAATTCCGCCCAGACAGTCGGATCGCTCGTTTTCTCGAAACGAAGTCGGCCTTTGATCGTGCTGGTTGAACTATCGAATTGATCGAGGATGCTTGTAATCGTTGCGCCGTCCGCGTCCTCATTGTCCATATAGGCAGCGGTCGCACTTGCGACGGTGGCGTTATTGAACCGGAACTCTCCATCTCCCGGGTCCGCGTCCGTTGTTGCGCTGTCAAACGTCTGCTTGAAGCCCCCAGGTGGCCCATCAGGCAAATTGTCGATCAGGTATTGGACGGAGAGACGGGTGTATACATCCGTGTTTGCGTTCTTGATCCAAAGCTCGCGATCTTCGGGGTCGGCAATAGTAGTCTCAAGAACAAGCTGATCCCAGTCGGGAGATAACGTCCAAATTCCGTTCTCCTTCTCAACAGAAAGGCCGCCAGAGGCGGCCAGTGATGCAGGGAGTTTGGTTACGGTTCTAGCTCTAATTTTCATCTAGAAACAATCCCGTCGAGGACCGGAAGCGTGCCGATCATGAATTGAACGGTCTCGCCGTCCTTTGTCAGCGTTCCGCCAACGTCATGGGTTCCGGCGCAGAGAGTTTTCATCTGCGTGGAGCTGAAGATGCATTCAAAGATGCCAAACTCTGGCTGGGTGATCTCGCTTGCGCTGAGGCGCGCGGAGAGAGATGATGTTCTGGTAAAAGACGAAACAGGGCGCGGCGTGATCTCAATCACAACCTCGGTTACGTCAGACACATCGATAAGTTCTTCCGCCTCTTCATCGTACAACTCAATTTGAAGTGTGAATGTCTCGCGGTTGGAAACCGGAGTGATGCCGCCGGAGATCATAGTCGTTGATACCAAGTGCCGAGCATGAACGGAGGCATTTTGTCGAACGCCTCGCCGCTGCCGGCGCTGTTGGTGGCGGTGATGCCGGTGGTTGCTGATCCGGTATCGGTATTGCCCACCACGATGCCAGCACGCCACAGAAACACCACGCCGCCAGCCCCATCGGCTTGCGCGTTGACTTGTTCCGCTTGCGTGCCCTTATGGGTGTGCCCCGGATCGGTGATGCTGTGGGTGTGGCTCGGGATTTGTGCAGTTGTTAGTGTGAGACGGTCCGCCCCTCCCTTTGAAAGCGCAGTTGAGCCGTCCCCGGTTGTGATCACATTCGAGGTGATGATATTCTGCGCGCCATTCCCCATGCTGTCCAAGCCAGCGGCAACGCGGCCGGCGGCGTTGTACAGCGTCATGGTCTTTGCAGCCGCCCAATCGGCCGCAGCAGTAGCGCCGCGTCCACCCGTCACGGCGAAGTAGTCGTTGGAGTAGGTATTCCAGTTGTGCAGGTATAGAGACTCGCAATCAGCGTTCGCGCGTTCAGTCGCGCCGGATAGCGCAGAGCCAATCGTTCGACCATTCAGACGCACAAAGCCGGATCGAGAGCCAGTAACCGGCTGCCAGTTGAAGTCACCCGTCTTAATAAGCGCGTTCGCATCAACCGGGACTTCCGAGCCACCTCCGCCACCGGACGGGCCAATGATCGGAAGCGTTACAAGGTCATCAAGGATGACGCCGCCCGAGGTTGTGATCCTCAGGCGATAGAACTCGTCATCCTCATCAAGAAAGATCGCAGGGAACACACCGAAGGCATTCGCAACAACTGGCTGAGGATGTGGCGTGCCGAGTCCGTAGTCCTGATAGGTGACCAGGGCCGTCAGGGTCGAGGCCTCATAGAAATAGGCCTTGGCCCCCGGATATGGTCTTCCATCGATCCCGCAGCGTTGCTGCAGGCTGATAGGTGCGTAACCCGCCATGTATTTGTCCTGAAAGCAGAAAAGCCGCCCTTGAGGGGACGGCTCTGGATGAGGTATGAAGGACGGGATGAATCTCCCCGCCCGAATTGCATTCACGCTCGGCCTTGCGGCCGTGTGGCTATTGGTTGATTACCCTTGGTCAGCGCTGCTGGTTATCTTCAGCGCGAGCGCCGCTCAGGGATTGAAGCGCTGGAACGCCCCCAGCCTGCTCCCCGCCAACGCTGGCGAGCCGCTTATCGAGAGACCGAAGGGAATTGAAGAGTTGTTTGTTGTTCGTGACAACCCTGACACCCTTGAGAATTACGTCTGGGTCACGCGAGACCAGCATCTCCGCAACTCTCTTGGCGAGGCGTTCATTCACGGTGTTTCGACCCCTCGCCGCCCCGTAAACAAGCGCAGCGGTCATCACCGCTTGGGGGTCGGGATTAAACGGATTGAAGCCTGACGATACGGTATAGGCACCGCCAGCGAGACCAAGTTCCTGAAGTTGCCGCGCCGTGGTCGAATTGCCCTGAACGGCGGTGCGCGCAAGGTCCATAACACCCTCTACACGTAGCTTCGCCTCTAGCTCCCTTGCCTTGTGCGGACCCATAGCAAGGTCAAGCTTCTGTCGCGCGGCGGGGCTATCAGCAATCTGATTGAGAATGGATCGACGATCACCAGCGCGGTCAAGCGTCTCCATAAATCGAGACACAAATCCATCCTGGAAAAGCTTTTGCTCCGCTGACGACATTTTGGCGAGAGCGGCGCGCGTCTCAGGAATTGCAAAGTTCGCCGTAACAAAGTTCTGCCCTGCCTCAAGCGCATTCTCCGCCTGAAAGAATTTTGCAGCGCCTGAACGAGCCGTATTGTAGCTCGGAACTAGCTCATCCAGTTTTTCACGTAGCGATTGTGAGAATGCGCGAGCCGTTGGCGTATCGATTTTATCAAGCCCGCGCTTCACGTAATCCCAAAGCTGAAGACTAGGCAGAATTGTATTCCCCGCCTCCGTCTTCTTCAGAATCGTTCGACCATCAACAACGTCGAATGCTCCCTTCGGGGGAGCCATTCCGTCTTTCACAGCCCAATTACGAAGCTGTGGTAGCGCTACGCGGATCGCCGCCTGCACCTCCGGTGCCTGCGCGAGTTGCCTCAGGTCGTCATCCCAAAGGACAACCTTGTTTCCATCCTTGTAGGCCGCTAGATAAGCGGGCCGATTAACAACCTTGCGAGTTGCCTCAAGAGCCTGCTGCTGAGCGAACGCATCTGGGTAATTGAAGGACGAGCGCAGAAAATCGTTTATGCGGGCCGCCTGCCCCTCAAAGCGCTCGTCAATTGCGCGGGTAAGTGCCCCGCGACCCTCTGGGGAGGTATTGGCCGATGATCTAGCCAGCGCGCGAGTGGTTTCGCCGCCGATGTCCATTATCCGAGCCGGGCCGCCAGCCGCAGAGCTTTGCGCAAATTCAGTTGGCGTAAGTCGATTCACTGCAGCCGGATCGGATTCAACATCGCGTTGCAGGGCCATAACGACACGGCGCGCGGCCTCGTCGTCGGTTTGCCTAACACCACGAACAGCATCAGTGATCGGCCGCGCAATAGCTCGTGTGCCGCGAACAACACTCTCGACAACCGCAGGGGCCGCCGCGCCAACAGTCGCGCCTAAGCCCGCGCCAACAATTCCCCGAGAAGCACTATCTACAAACCCCTGGCCCTCACCGGCACCATAGGCCGCGCCAGTGCCGGCGCCAACCGCTGCGCCTCGTGCAACGCGAGCGGGAGCGGTAGCGGCATTGAGGGCCGCGCCCAAGGGGAGCGCTACTGCGCCGACAACATTCCCGCCCAAGGTCGAGTAAGGACGCTGTTCTTGGTATGCTTCGTCAACCTTCCTCTCTCGACCGGCGGCCGTATTGTATTTTTCAACTGCCTCTGGATTGCCGGACCAATATTTTGCAGCCCCCGCGACAAGGGATGAAAGACTGGCGGGGTCTTTCGGATCAAGCCCGCCGGCCTCCATCAATCCGCGAAGCTCATCGTAGAAGTTGAATGTAGCGCCTTGCGCGGCACCCCGCGCCGCAGCCTCACCCATGCCAACTGAGGGCTGTTGTGGCTTCTGCTGAAAATCAGACCAAGGCCCAGCCGTCGCTGACTGGAACGCAGTCCATGGTCCATCCATTATTGCTTAATCCAATTTGCCTGATCAGCCGGGTCGCCGCCGTTAAAGCGGTAGCCCTGCCTGACTTCACCAACCTGCGGCGCACCGGAAGGGTTCTGCGCTTGCGGCTGACCGCGCGGGACGATGTTGCCCTGTGCGTCAAAACTTGATTCCGGCCGATAACCGCGCCCCGCCCCCGCGCCGATGCCCTTGATAGCCTCCATACGGTTAGCGCGCTTTTGCTCAATCACATCTTGTGTATCGCCCGGCATTGGAAAGTATTGCTTGTTGGCGTTGTCAAACTCGGAATCAGAAATGACCGCGCCAGATTCACGACGAAGAGTAGCGTTGATGAAGTCGCGCTGCGCTTGGTCAAACTTCTGGAATTCAGGCCCGCGCATATTGTAGCCGGTCTTGTCCGACATTAGGCCTTTATGACGCTCCCACCAGCTAGTACCGGCCGCCTCAACGCCACGAAGAACCTTCTCTGACTTCAGCATCCGGTTTGTATAGAGAGCCGCCTTGGACTCTTCATCCTTCATGGGGCCGCCAGTGATGAAGGGATTGTTAGCCGCCCCGGTTGCCCCAGGCACAGGGGGCTGACTAATTGCCCCTGTCTTCCTATCAATGAGCATGGGCACCTTTTGACCGCTGGCATTTTCAACAATCTGAATATCTGGCCGATTGCCCTGCTCTTTCTGAAACTCGAATTGCTGGCGCTGAAGGTCGCGCATTGCGGCTGTATTGGCCGCAGACACACCTAGCTGCCTCTCCTGCAGCCCGTAAGATCGGTCAGCGTTCTGCTGCGCACGCTGCGCTTCAGTTTGACGGAATCCAAAGTCTCGCTCGTTGTTTCCGAGCTGCGCCAAGCTCATTCCTTCTTGAGCAAGTCCAGCAGCGAAAAGACGACGAGCCGCGTCCGAATAGTTGATGGGTCCGCCCTGCCCTAGCTCTGCTAAAGCGGCCTCACGCGTTGCGTGTTTGCGAGCGTCGCGATAGGTTGCCGGCAAATCCCCGAGTGACGAAAAATCCAGACGAGGAACGGTTAGCTCCGCCATTTATGCAGCCCTTCCCGCAGCGCCGCCAAGGAAGCCCGTACCAAGCTTCGCGAGATTAAGACCGAGATTCCAGATATTGCCCGAGCCCTGCATTTCAGCGTTTGCCGATTGAGTAGTCTGATTGTTCTGTCCGGTAGCCACGCCACTAGCGAGGCCGACGCGCTGAGCGGCATCATTCTGGAATACCCCTGCCCGCCCGGTCTCTACGCCTGCAATGCCACTCGCCGCCCCCATTTCAGGATTGATCAACCCTGCAAGGCGGCTCTGCCAGTTTCCATACTCCTGATTGGCGAGACCCGTAACGGTATTGAGTGTGTCAATCGTGTTATTGCCAGAGGCCAACATACCGCGTGAATTTGCGCGCCTATCAAGGGCATCCAGAGACTGATTAACCGCGAAATCATAGCCGGGACCTGTCTGGAATGAATCCACCGCGCGCTGATTGCCTTCGGAACCATTCACACCAAGGCTATCAAGATATAGGTCTGTCCCCGCGCCATACTTTGCAGCCAGTGGGTCGAACGCACCACGCGCAGCGTCCAGAGATGCCAATGCGCCAGTCTTACCGGCATTCAGATAGCCCATGCCCTCGGTCTTGAGTGCATCGAGACGGCCGATGTTTTGAGCGGCGGCGTTCTTTGCCGGCTTGCCAGTGAATACGTCGAATATCGAAATAGCAGCCTCCTATCAGGCTATGCGAGCAAACTCGCCATACGCATTCATTGCGGCGGCTTGTCTCGATTGAACTGCATCATCAAAGTTTTTGAAGCGGCCAATACGTCTGGACTTGCCAGAGATGCGAATGGTCGCGGCCCATGATTTATGGTGACCGTCCCAGCTCACGCCCTTGACGCCGCTTGTGTTGTCTCGCCGCAATTTTGAATTGGCAATATTTTGGCCGTTAGTTGCCAGTCTCAGGTTTGCCGAGGCTAACTTCTGGCAGCGCGCGAACATCAGACCGCATTCAAGATTCCCATATCGTTTAGTCCTTAAGGGCCGAATGAGGCCGCCAACAAAACCGGAAACGGAGTTGCTCCGCCGACCGCGCTAATCCCGTGCCCAACGGCACCGGTCGTGAATTCGCGATGGGCGAATGACATACTTCCTACCGAGCCGTTGATGATAGTGTTATCGATGTCCACGCCCGACCATACGGTGCCAGCCCCACTGTAAAATCGCGTGGACAGAACGACACCATTGTCTGGGACATTAAGGTTCACAACTGATGCTGCTGACTGCGCTGTGTCATGCGCAGCGGCGGCCTCATAAACCGCGTAGATGACTAGATGATACGAGCTAGATGTTCCGGCAATTGCTATTGTGCCAGTTGACCCGTTCGGCACGCTAGCAAAGCAGGCAAACCCAACGTTCAGAACATTGCCTTGAGAGGCAAGAAAGCTACCGGAGACGCCCCCAATCGTTGCGCCGGTAATCGTTCCGCCGTCTGTAGCATTCCCAATGAATGCAACGATCTTTCTGTTAAGATCGGCATTGCCGAACGGAACGTTCGTGTTATTTGTGCTACCGGTAGCGGTTGAGTAGACAAGCTCAGCCGAAACAGACGATCTTGTCAGAACCGGAACAATATTGAAGGTCATTGCCGGCGAAAGATCGCGTAATCGGCCCCGCCCGAACCGAAAAAATAAATAACGATGTTGAACTGATCGGTGTCTGTAGTGGTCAGCGTTTCGCTCGGGTATTTCTTATTGAACGCCGAGAAGTCAGGAGAGCCCGCCGAACTTCCGTTGGTCACATGCAGAGACACAGACGAGTAGTTGGTGACGGTCGCCGGCTCAACGTCAAACGTTCCGTTGAACGTCACCTTCTGGTGCTGACCATTGATCGGATCAATGGTCAGCGTTCCGGAGGTGATAGTCCCTAAATCATACGGCTCGTTATCAAACCCCGCATCAATCGTCTGCCCGGCCCGTTCAGTCAGAACCCGTGAGCCATCGTCATAAAGCTCCTCGGCATTGATTGTGCCGTCTCCAAGATCGCCGCCAGTTGGCGAACCGACAATGATCTTGGGAACCTCCAATACCTTCGTAAGCTCATGCATGAACCGCTGGAGGGATTTCTTGAACTTGAAATCCGTCTCACTCGGCCTGCCGGCATTATCGACGGTCCTGACATCCTGGCTTGGAAGCCTCATGTCACCTTGACCTCTGCCGACATATCCCCGGCCATCAATCCGAATGGGCGGGGATCACTCATTCTGATTTTGTAAATACGCCCCTGCGCGCCGGTCATGCCCTGCAAAAAGCAGGTTATCCGTTCAAGGAATCTACCTTGCCGGCCGCGCTTCCTGATGCGCGGATTGCTGAAGGTGTTTCCCCCATCGTCGCTGTAGGAAATCTCAACAACGGGATCGGTCTCGTTCGGGTCAAGCCCGGTCTCAACACCTATTCCAGTCGAGAAATCGAAATCGACCCGAGGAACGCGCATCCTTTGCGGGAACTTGTGAATAGGTGCAGACCATACTTCGGCAATAAGTGGCTCGCCCATCTCCGTATGAGTAGAAGCCGAGACCTCGTTTACGTTCCCGGATTCGGTATCCCCAGCCAGCCATTTGCCGGACGCATAAAATGGCTGTGTGCCACGCCAGCGGGTTTCATTGTAGCTGACCCGCTCGTTCCAGCTCTCGGTGTTGACATCAAATTCCCAGGTCCAGTCGGCACAGGACAGAACCCACTTCGGATGGCCGCCAACGATATAAACGCCGGCCTCCAGAGTCGTCTTGTCAGACACCGCCTCAATCAGCCGGTCAAGATCGGGAGGCGAAATCTTCTCGGGCGTATATCCGACAAGCCGATGCACGGCATTGTCGTCACCGACAAAGCCAAGCATCTTTCCGAAGCCATCCTCGAAACCAGCAATCGCATGAGCATTCGCAATGCCACGCTGGATCACCGCCACACGATTAAACGGAAACCCCGTATCGTTCGGGTTATCTCCGTCCCAGACTTCGATTGAGCCAGAGCCGCAGAGCAAAAGATTGCCATTCCAGCCTACGGGTCGGTAAAGGGCGTCTGACTTCGCCTCGGTCGTAATAAAATCGTTCGCGCCGAAAGTCGTGGCATTCAGGCCAGAGGCGTAACATCTGCCGTCCGCAGAAGTCAGGAAGAAGTATCCATCAAGAAAAAGCCCCGCATTGATCGCAGGGAGATCAGTGTCATTCAGGTCCGCAATGGCGCCGCCCGACAACGTGAACACGCCGGCAGAGCAGACAATCAGAATGTCAGCAGTTGGCCGCTTGTTGTTCTTGAGCCAGAAAACCTTGTCCGTTCCATCCAAGGCGTCAACGGTTGACGCCGCCCCGCCGCTTGAGCTGAACGAAACAACAGTCCCATCAAAGGCGGCATACACAGTCCCGGCAACGACAAGCGCACCCCGGAACGTCGCCTCATCGGAGGTTCCCCAAGATTTTAAACCGGGGACACGATGATAGACCGCCCGCGCCCGCGCATTCTCACCCAATGCCTCAGCAAAGACATTGATGAGCCTGCCCGCTCCTTCCGATGGAGTAGACCCCGGAAAGGTGGACAGCGGCAGCGGTATCGCCGTCATTAGAAATATTCAGCCTGCAAAGGCTCATAAGTTACGGTCGCGGCCGTCAGCCGGCGCAAAACCATCTCGTCAACCTGCTTGGCCTCTTCATTCATTGGAGAACCGAAGCGTGGGCCGGCGACGTTCGCCAGAAGCCTCGCGAGAGGCAAAAACCACTCGTCCGGTATTTCTTCCTCGTCCTGAACAAAGCAAATACCGTCAACCCTTAGCTGCTCAAGGAGCGGCTCCAGATAATTTCCAACAGCCGTAATCTCTTCGATCTCCGGCTCCTGGTTGGGGTCCATGCCTGTGAGAATGGATAGAGCCTCAACCTTCAACTCTGCGGATGTCTTGGACATTCCTTGAACCTGTCATAAAAATCGAAGGTGTAGACCAATTGCCCGACATGTCCGCACTGATTGGACAGATCGTGATCGATGAAGATTTTCTCTCCCGCTTCTCTTAGCTTGCGGCAGAAATACATATCCTCGCCGGAATAGATTTGCTTTTCATCGTTCCACCGAACCTCGAAGTGAGGCTTGGGAACGTTTTTCATCGCGTCAAGATCGAGCATGAACAGCGCAAGGCCGACGCATTCGACCTCCTGCAAGCCTTCTTTGCCCTTTGACTGTACCCACTCTCCATCTAAGCCCTTGGCGGTGTAGTGAAGAGCGTCCGGGTTCTTCCTCAGCGAATTAACGCCAATGCACCGCTTGCCCTTTGCATAAAGTTGGTGAGCAAGAGTCGGAGGAAACACCATGTCATCGTCAAGGCAGAGCATGTGCGAGAATTTCTCGGCCATGCACTCGTCAATGAAGCTCTGTCTTGCCACCGGGAGAAGCGATTGGTTCTTGGCGATCTTCAGCGTCACACTGTCAAAGATCGGCCTTACCGCAAGATAGGACGACATATACGCAAGGCAACTGGTGAAATCAGGGACATGATCCCGGTTAGATGTCACGCAGATCGCCAGAGAAGCCATTCAGCCTCCAAAGAAAAGCGGGCGGCTGTTACACCGCCCGCAAGTTACTTAGTCGTCTCCGAGGAACATGAACGAGACAGAGAACGTCCCGTTCACATCCAGCCAGCCGTCACCGTCTACTGTCGCAGCCGAGCCCGAAACGTTCAAGCAAAGGTCGCAAGCCGTGCCGGTGCCATTCACAGCAGACGGATTTGTTACCGCCGAGCCGGTCGTGGTGCCGGTTGAGAGCGTCTGGGACACAGCCTGACCAACATTCTCGCTGGTGCCGTTACCAAGAGTGCCATCAGCCGCCGCAGCAATTGCTACGGTGCCAATGCCGATCTCAAAGGCCGTGTCGTTCGGAACGCCGGTCCCGTCAGAGACATACGAGGTGTAGTCCTGACGGGAACCGAGGAACGAAATCGCCTGCTCGCCAAAGTCAAAGAACTTGTACGAGCCGAACGAACCGCTATCGGTTGCGTCCGTAATGGAAACGCGCGCACGGAGAAACTTGAAGTCAATCCGTGTCACGCCACTCTTCGCGTCGTACTTGACATCAGTTACCTTGATCTGGCCCGAGGTGGGCTGGGTCAGGGTGCCAATATCAGCAAGACCGGACAGGGTGCGATTGGGAAGAGTCATGTTACTCTCCCTTACGCATCGGCTGCGGCGGAGAAGAAGCCCGAAACCATGCCCCACTGCTTCAGGTCAGTGCTCGACTTGAAGAAGGTCTTGGCAATGCCGTAACACATCTTCACACCAGCGCCCTTGATGAACTGATAGTCAGTCGAATCGCGGAACGTTGGAGTCGGCATCTTCGCCCAAGGCATCGCCAGAGTGTTTTGACCGCAGAAGAACACCGGAGCAACGCGCTTGCTTTCCGCGCCGCCGGTCTTCAGGTTGCCGACAATGCCGGAATCCCAGACATCATCAACGAACGAGTCAATCTCCGGGACTTCGCGGATAATCACGCCATCCCACATCAGATCACCATCCTGGAAGATGATGTTATCCGTGGAACGAGGACGAGCATCCGTGTTTGAGGTCTTCAGATCAGCCTTCAGATCGCGGAAGCAGGTCGTCGGGGCAAACGCAACGAAGTAGTCGTAACCGCTCTTGGTCTTGAACGGACGAATACGCGGAGACGCCAGCTTGGCAACACGCTTCATGAGCGAGACAGACGAGGACACAAACTTGTCGTTGGTCACGTCAACCTTGGCAACGTCAGTCACATGCGTTCCGGAGTAGTTCCCGACAGCATTACCGTACAGAACGCGATCAGAGTTCGACGCAGCCCATGCATTCAGGCCCGTCGCCGTCGCATCTTCATACAGAACGCCATTCACGCGCTGGCCGGCTGACGTGCCGAGATTGGCCGGAGCCGACTCGGACGGAAGCGACATAAACGCCTGAATGATTTCGTCGCGCTGGAGTTCCTTACCCCAGTCCGACAGCATCGGCTTGGCTTCACCGAAGATGTCAGCAGAATCCTTCTGCTCTTCGGCATCGTTGGTCGCGACGGCATGGCGGGCCCAATCAACCCAGACACGCATACCGTAGTTGGAAATCGCCTCTTCCTGATCGGTCAGGGTGCCGGTCGATTTCGCGGTGCCCGTCAGAGAACGGACCAGGGGAACGTTGACCTGCTCTCCGCCCTTCTTGGGATCGAAGAGGGTGCGGATGATCGAGGTCGGCGCATCGCCCATGTAGGGCGAGAACATGTTTTCGCGGACGAACTCTTTGATAAGTTCCTTCCGGTACTGAACCAACTTGTTGTTGGTTTGCGGGGTAGTGATTGCCATTGCGGCGTCCTTTCAGCGCGCCGCGACAACAAAAAACCCGCCAGAGGCGGGCTATCATCTCGTGTTGTCGTCTATCGGCGCAAAGCGGATTTCAGAAGCCCCGCGTCGCTGGTGTCTTCCCCGTCATCTTCATTGGATGCGGCAGAAGTCGCCTTATTGAGCGAAGGGGGCAGTTGCGTGACAGGACGTGGCTGTACGTTGCCGCGAATGCGTTCCATGAGCTTTGCCTGATGCGCCGGGTCTTTCAGGCGCTCTTCAAGCTGCTTTTCGAACCATGCACTCGGGTCAGAACCGATCTGGCTGAAGACGGTCGTTTTCTGATGCCATCTCACGATTTCCCCGTAGGGATCGAGAGACTGCATCGCCCGCTGATAGATTGCGGAAACCTCGGGATCGCGACGTTGCAACCCATCGGCTATCGCATCATATGCAGCTTTGACTTTCTCAGCCCCAAACTCACGTTCAGCGTCTCGCTGTGAGTAAAACTCAGTGAGCTGGGATACCCTTTGATTAACAGGGTCAACAGCGGTCTTGACACCATGATCGACAAAGGCGTTTGGGTCCTCAAAAATATCAAGGACCTTTTCCGGCTGCTTGTTCTGTGCAATCTGTTGGCGCATGGCCTCCAGATCACGTTCATACTGACGTGCCCGATCTTCCGCCGCCCGTCTTGCGTCCGCTTCTTCCTTGAGCCTCCACGGAGGGATGCCCTGGTTTTCGCGTTGCTGTTCGGTTGGCTGTTCGGGTGCCTGCGCCACTTCAGGCTCAGGCTGTGATTGCGCTTCCGGCTCTTTGGCCTTTGGTGCGAAACGTCCGCTTTCATCACGGGGCTGTATTTCCGGTTCTTGCGCCTCTACTTGAGGGGCTTCGATTTCCGGTTCGTCAGTCAGCGCAGATTCAAACAGTTCCTTGTCGTCATCGGCCATAAGCCTGTACGTCCTTTCGCGTGTCGTGCGTATACGGTTTCACCCCTTGCGCCGGGCGCGGCGGCAGCCGTGACGTGGCTACTTACGATTGCCCTTTATCGTGCAGGCGAACGATTCATCTGCGAGCGCATCTTGCGATCCTGCTCGCGGTCGGTTGCCTCTTGCGCCATTTTCATGGGAGCAAGTTCGGCTTCCTGTATTGTCTTGTATGCAGTAGCGCGGCTTTGCTCTGCGCTGGCCTGCGTCTTGTCGATTTCCGCCATCACCTTTGCATCCTGCAGATGCGGTGGCGGCTCGTATTGCTGCGGCTGAATAGCCGGAGCTTGTGGAATTTCCTGCGGCTGCTGCGCCTCGATCAATGTTTTGACCGTCTGCGCTTTCTTCAGTCCTGCATTGGCCTGCGTTTCGGCAACCTTGGCTTGACCCGCCGCCATTTCGAGTTGCTGTGCGGGGCCGGGCTGCTGCGCCTGCTGGATCATCTCCAGCACTTTCTTCTTGGTGCGGCTGTCAATACCAGGAGACAGTTCAATCAGGACGGCAGGCGGAACCTGCGCGCCAGAGGACGCAAGGGCAAGTAATGCCTCATACGTGTCCGCCATCATGTTGACGGTGTCCGGCCCCTCATCGATGATGATATCCACATCGAGAGAACCAAGCCCGTTTACAATCGTTGGCATTCCCGTGTTCGGATCGATGCCCATTCCGTTGATCTGAATAAATTGGGCAACGTTGTCGTCGTCGGTAACGCGAATCCACCGCTCCGCCGACCAATGCCTTTGAATGGCATTCCACACAGCGCGATAAACGCGGACCTTCCAGCCTTTGTAAGCGGAGATATACGGGCCAAGCTCGGCTATGCCCGCCTGCTGGAGAAGCGAAATCGCTCTACCAGAGGAGTTCTCAACACCTTCTCCCAACACAGCGGGGTTAGGGCCGAAGTTCTCAATCTCGGTCTTGTCGTTCTGTAAGAGTTTGTCCCAGCCGGCAAAGTCGAATGACTGATCATCGGCCTTTACCTCGCCACCCGGATTGACAAGAACCACACCATCGGGCCGCGCCCATTCGGCTCTGGCTTTCTCCACATCCATGACCGCAGCGTTGGTCATGATCAGCCGGCGAGATGCAAGGATATGGTTCAGTTTCGATTGCTTGAAATTCACCGAGTCCTGAACGGACCGCATATTGCGGACGAACCCGTAACGATCTCCGTCATGATCGATGGACGCCGAATACATGATGTATTTGCATTCGGTCTTTTTCTTCTCATCGATCAGATACGAGCCGCCCTCCATAAGAATGGTCGAGCCCGTAAAAATCGTGTAACACCACTCCCCGCCGTGCTTGTACCAGCAATCAACCAGACGAATGTTCTTTCGTGTGGTGTCGAACCACTTGTTTTCACGATCCGGGTTGGTCGTGAACTCGGTCCCGTCCTGAACGGAGGCGTCTAACTCCTCCTCCTTGTCGGGGAACATCTCCTTGGCGAGATCAAGATCAATCCACTTCGCAACGCCCATGTATCGAGCATCGGAAAAATCAGCCCGATAAGACCTTGGATCATAAAAGAACGAATCCGGCTCAACGATATCGAGTTCAATCTCGGGGTCGCCGTGGTCGCCCTGTACAAGATTCAACTCAATCCCGGCGATGCCTTCAATTGCACCGTCCCTAGCAGCTTCTGCAGACTTCGCAGTCCACTCCTGCTGATCGAGAACATACCGGATGCAGGCGGTTGCTAGATCGGCCCCCTCTTCGTGTTGAGGTGTCCTTGGAAAGGCTTTCGGGTCTTGCCTCAGCCGCTCAAGAACACCAACAACGCCGTCAATCTTCCGGCCGATGCGGTTATAGGTCGTTATCGGCTGCTTGCGCTTCTTCAGCGCCTTGATTTGCGCCGCAGTCCATTGCGAGCCGTGGTAATAGCGCCTTGCGTCCTTCTGCTCGTCAATCTCTTCGCGCTTGTTACCGAGATAATCGGTATAGGCGCGCTTTAGCTTGTCGTGCCCCCAATACTTCCCCGTCTTGTTGTTTGACTGTGTTGAGTTGTTCGTTGCGGCGGTTGGCGTGCCGGAACTGTAATCAGCTTGCATCTAGGTCAAGCAACCATCCAGAGGCCATCATCGTCTTCCGATTCCCGCTCGCTATATCCACTGTTGTCTTCTTTTGGCTCTGGCCTGCTTATCGGCTCGCCAGCAAGCATCTTGTCGAGTAGTTGGCCGACAAGGCCTAATGCATCGACCTGGTCGTCATGCTTCCCGGCTGGAAAAGATAGAAGTTCAGACCGGAAAGCCGGATACCAACCCTGTCCGTGAGGAACATGTAATCCATCAAGAGCCATTCTTCCTCGGATCGACTGCGCTCTGACAGCCTTGTCACCCCGAGTCGGGAAAGCGTCTCGCGCAACGAAAGCTCTCCGCTCGCGAGATCGTCGATCAAGATAAGGCCCCACACCGGCTCTGATCTGTCCTTGCTCTTCGGCCCAGCCAATGGGTTTCCATTTCAGGACAAGATCGCAGAAAGCCTCCACCCAATCGTTTGATGCGGCCTGCTTGCGCCAAAGGTCGAGCAAATACATCTTGCCGTCAGGGTCGAGGCCAACGACAACATGCACTGTGTAATCGCCACCATCCGCCGTTACGGCATAATCACTCGCGCCATAGACGCGGAGTGTTTTAAGATCAGGCAGGTTGTCGTATGGCCTCAACCATTCAGACTTGAAGTAATCGCCCTCTTCGGGGGCAGGCGCCTGCTGATACAGCGCAGACCACATCATCGGCGTTTCTTCGCGCTGACGTTGGCGAAGATACTTGCCGTAGTCGTAGCCCGTTGGATCGTCCCAGAGATATTCTCCGGGCTTGCGGCCTAATTGGTCATCTTCAGTTGCGATTGCTGGCAGACATAGAATGCGGGCATTCAAGATGCCCTTACTGATCTGCTCAAGAACGCGGCCGGCAATGTCCTCTTCGTGCCAGCGCGTGTGCATGATGACGCGGCGGGCATTCGGCTTTAGGCGGGCTGAAAAGTCCGAGACGTACCATTCCCAGCGCTTTTCCCTGACTGTCTCCGACCAAGCATCCTCACGAGACCCGAACGGATCATCGATCAATCCAAGATCAGCACGAAAGCCAGAAATACCAACGCCAGCACCGACGCCGTAATATTCTCCGCCTGAGTTTAGCGCCCATCTTGCGGCCGCCTGGTTTGTCTGGTCTGGCTCAACGCCAAGGATCAGCGCATTCTCTTGAATGTCATTCCTGACCCGCCTGCCCCATCTCTCCGCAAACTGGATCGAGTGAGTGGCTGCCAGAACGTTGTGTGTCGGATTGACCGACATGTACCAAGCCGGGAACAGATGCGAGACGTAGGTGCTTTTGGCCGAACCTGGGGGCGCAAAGATCAGTAGGTTCTCGGTCTCGCCCCGGGCAATGGCTTCCAGTTCTTTGATGATCAGGAGGTGATGAGCTGCTGGTTCAAAGCCCATCAGCCTCGCGTATTCAGTTAAGCTGCGACGGATCGAGCGCCGGTTCAGCAACTCCTTCGCTGCTTCCGACCGCGATATCTGCGAGTTCATCGTCATTCAGGTCTTTGGCTATCGCCCTGCGAACCGTTATGTCGGTCGTCTGATTTGGCTTGCCCCAGCCACGATCAAGCAGAGCAACAGCCGCACTGACACGAGCAGCGGCGTTGACCTCTACGCTCTCCATGATTTCTTTAAGGGTCTTCAGGGCTTTCTCAGTATGAGACCGCGCCAAAGATCGGATTTCTACAGGGGCTTTAGCCATTTAGGTGCTTCGTGCTATTCACGCAAAAGGCTTTCGGGGATTAGGCGCTGGCACCACTTGCAGACATCAAGTCTGTTCTCAGCAAGCCAATCTCGCCTTTGAGCGATCAATCCCTTCGCACCGGTTACCCCAATTCCTGGGTTTCTCTTTGCCAGTTCAAGCGCAACAAAATCGTCCATTATTTGCTCGTGGGTATTTGCTGCTGCGCTACGATCTTCGTCTCTGGGTAAACTTGCTTAATCAGACGAAGTAATCCGGGATCGGACAACTGTGCTTTGTTTAAAACCAGATACCCGCCTCCAGGCGGCGGTGATGGAAACAGCATTCAGCCTCTTCTATTTCGGCTCTTCAGCCTTCTAGGCCTATCCCATTATTTAGGACCAGCGCGGCCGACTCGCGGCATCGTCTGGCGGCCCCGCGCGGAACGGGGGAATGTGCTTGATTGAATCTCGCGGGCCGGTCGCTACTCCGGCTTCCCGGCTCTACTCTCCTTGCGGAGCGCCCGCCGTTACCGGGACCATTATTGGGCTAGTCAGGGTGTCTGCTTTCCACGCCGCCGCGAGAACTTGGAGCCCAGAGCCGGAGAAGCTAATGGCTACACGCAAAATTGGTCGAGACGCCAAGAACGGGCAATTTATCCCGGTCAAGGAAGCCCAAGATCGCAAGTCGACGGCTACTGTTGAGACCATCAAAACGAAAGGCCGATAGGCCCTAGTTTTAGGCGGGACCGGGCTCACCCCCTGCAGCCATCGACCACATGGCGAGCCTCTTTGACCTGCTGCACACCCGCACCAGCGAAATCAACCGCGAGATTTCGGAATTTTACCACTCATTGCCCGAAACACTTCGCAAGCGACATCCCTAGCCATAGCCCCGGCGTAGCGCGTATGCGCCTCAATGAGGTCAGCCCCCGCAGATGCCATCTCGGGGGTTATCTCAATCTCTTCATCTACGCCGGCCTGTCGTTTCTCATTCATAGGAATATTCGCACATTTGTGAAGTATATAAGTGCGAGAATTTATTGCCGATCATAACGCACTCGCTAAAGCAGCCAAACCAATCTTTGCCGCCGAAGACGTGAACTCAAAATCACCCAGCTCTTCAGGCTCTTCGTAAACTACTATCGCATTTACTGCGTGATAAACACGGTTTCCGTGGGCTTCCAGAATCTTTAAACCACGCCGGAATGCCTCTTGGGCTTGCTCGCATTGCTCATCCGTAAGCTCTTCAGGATGAGTTATGGAATCTTTCCACGCCTTATGGATTGTTCGCCACTTTACGCCGGCCTGGTATTCTTCCTCGGTGATCTTCTTGTTGACCCGGATCCTTCCAAGTGGGCATTCAAGGCGGCTGTCCAATGGATCGGAAAAGTCTCGCCGGTTCGGATTCTGTGACGCCCTCTCAACGCGGTCAAAGTCTTCTCGGTTACGCTCACGCAATGCTGCGTTGAGTTCCATTTGACCTCGCTGGTAATTCACCTTTCTCGGTCTAACACGTGCTTTTTCTCGTGTGGTGCAAAGTGAACCACGCGCCGTGTTATTTTCTTGAAAATTCTTCTTCGTCCGGCTTTTCAAGCCCTAGTTTGACCGACAGGGCGTAAATCGCTGACCTCACAGCCCCAGATAACGAAACACCATGAGCTGCCCGGATCAATTCCAGCCGAGCACGGTCCTTGTCTCTAAGGCGGATATGAATCTTCTTGTTAGCCATTAGGCTGCCTCGATGGTTCGGTACTCGTACCGCCAATAGCTATCGCAGTAGCCGCTATAGACCGTGCCTTTTCGTTCAACGTATTCCAGCCAACGGCAATCCCGCGTGTAGACTTGCACTGGATACCAGGCAAACCAGAGGTGCCATTGGGTCTTCCGCGCGTAGGACTTCCCACAATCGAATTTCATAAGTCGCCTCTATTTTGCGTCGGGGATCGCGTCGAATTGCTCTTTTGAGATTCCATAGCCCTCGCAGAACGCCTCTGGCGCAATCGTCTTGATCGTTGACGACTTTGGACCGATAGCTAGGCCAACCTCCGCACAGCGCCTTTGTAGTTCCTCGTATGTTGGCTTGGGGCGCCCATCGGTGATTGCAAGCGATTTTCTCTCGGCAATCTGCCTGCGCTCTGCAGATTCCCTCTCCGTCGCTCGTCGCATCGGTCCAAAGTGGGCTTCGCAGGCGAGTTTTACGTCCGCAATATCCGGCAACCCGGTCCATATCTCACCAGTCTTTGGATTCCGCTTCGGATGGGCCGCCATTCCGGTCCTTGGGTCAGTCACGTACCGGATCGTATCGGGCGGATAATCAGCCAGAACCGCCGCAACACTGGCAACGTAAGTGTCAGGATCATTAGCATCGCCCCGGCGATACTGGCCGAACAACAGCCTCGCCCTCTCCGCCGCATAAGTCGCTTGGAGCTGGTTCGTTGAATTTGGCGAGGTTTGCGACGAGCCGATCTGCGGCATCGATGACATTGCTAGTTTTTGCATGTTTTTTCTCTTGGAGGGTTGCTGTGATCCAGGCTATTGGGTCCACGGGTGACTTCTCAAACGCACTCAAAATCAAATCACAGACGCGGGCATGGTCATCGCCGCACGTCTTTAGCCATCTCCCCACCATCGGCCTTGCTTGTTTTTCACCAACCCCAAGAGCTATCAGGGCTGGTAGTCCCTCTCCCCACAATCGATCGCGCGGTGACGCGAAAGCGTCCGAAGCGTTAGCTTCGGAACTATGTGGTTGTGGTTGGTTCAGCTCGGCTGAAGCTGAGCTGAAGCTTTGCTTCGACTTTCGCTTGTTCCAACTGGCCCTACCTCCTTTCGATCCAGCTCGGGCGCGCTCCTCGTGTCTCTCACGGGCTGTGGCAAGCTCTGCGTCAATACGGAAGTGTTGCCAGTTCCCATCAAAGAAGTCGGCTATCGTGTCGCGAACGGTTGTCCATTCGGAGGCCGTCAGGCGAGCGATACGCGCAAGTTTGGATTCATCGGACGGCAAGCCGCCGTTGCACCAGTAGTGAAGTATCAGAAGAAAATACGCCCCATGCTCAAGGGTCGTTAGATGGCCTGTATCTGCCAGATAGTCCGCTGGGTAGAATGGCATCCATGGCATGCTCAAGCGGCCACCTCGCTATTGTCCTTTGCGATGAGGTCCATTGCAGCGCCTACTGGCTCCATTGCATTGCCGCTGCTATCGCGCGGAAGAGCCAAGCGGCACGTCTCAAACGGAACACCAGCCTGCAATGCAAGGCTCAGCATCGTCGATGTTGCCCTGACCGTCGTATCTATCTCGGTCCCTGTTTTTTTGCAGGTCACGAATAGCTCGGCTATTCCGTCCCATGCGCCATCACGCGGGAACGGCCCCTCGTGCGCGATGAACACAAGTCTTCCATAGCTATATTCAAAGCCGTAAGCCGGTCTTCGGTTGGGTAGTCTTTCCCTCATGCAACGTCCTTGCTATCGAGATTCCGCTTTGCAAGTTCGAGGTAATAAAGCTCCCGGACCTCTTCCAATTTGACCGGCGTAAGTTCAATGGCTTCCCCGAATATCTGCTTGGCAATGCGCCTGAGCATTTCGTCTTCGGTCTCTTCGGTCATTTGGCCCCGCCGTTGTCAGGTTTACTGCGTCGCATTTTTCTATTTTTTGCTTGCGTACTTAGAGAGGCCCACCGGCAATTATTGGGCTCATAATTTCCATCTCCATCAATTCTATCGAGCGTGTAGCCAGCTGGACGCTCACCCATATCAATTAGAAAATTCGCAAACTCCCTCCACCTCTCGCATACTGAAATCCCGCGGCCACCATAATACTGGTAACCGCGGCTGCTTGGTTGTGTGCATCTCGACCACATTGAGCGCCACGATGAATATTCCCGGGTGCGCCCGGATGAGCCACCGTGCTTATTAGGACGGAGTTTGGCCGATATGCTTGCCTGACAGCCGCAGCTTTTTGTGGCGCCGCGTCGCAGGTTGTTGCCAGTTACAATGGTTGTGTTTCCGCAGTCGCAAATACAGCGCCAAAGCGCCTGATTGTTTGGGTGCGTACCAGAGCGCTCCACGACCACAAGCCGGGCAAATCGCTGGCCCGTAACATCCTTCAGCGCATAATCTCTTCTCATTCTATGACCGCGAGCTGTGCAAAGTCTTTCAGACGCAAAACGACCAGCGGCTCAGTCTTGTCATCGCGCACAACCAGCGCATAGTTAGTCCCGAGATATCCGTAGATCGTCCCGAAGGCCCTCTTCCGCCGCTTGCATTCAAACTTGCGGTCGATGCCTTGAACCGGGCATTCAACATCGGCCTCAAATGATCCGCCCTTGACGGCGCCAGAAAGAGGAACGCGCTCGGCTGACAAGCCGTGGTCCTGCAGGATGTTCACGACCTCACGCTCAAATGATGAGCCCTTGCGCTTGGAAGGATTAGCCATCAGCGCCGCTCCAATGCTGACCACCCGGGCAAGGGATCGTTGTGAATGATGGCCGTTGCATCCCCGCTTGCCATCCGTTGGGCGTAAGCCTTCGCTCTCTCAAACCATTGCCGTCTTGTGGATTCGGGGATTTCAAGTCTCGGCTCGTCATTGCCAAGCAGGTGTGGATTCCGCTTTGCGAGCCGATGATCCCTGACCTTCAGGCGGTGGACTTCTCTCCTCTCGGGATGGAGAGCGAATTGAACGGTTTTCTTCGCGCAGCCGATACGGTCTGCAATGGTCTGATCCGGAAGACCCCGCATCTTCATGTCGCGGGCGGCTTCTATGTGTGCCCCTGTGAGCCTCATGCGACACCCAAGATTTTTTGGCTGATCATGTCGACCTCTTGCGCAAGGTCCGGGTTTGACCCGATCTTTCGCTCGATCTTTCTCACTCCATGCAGAACTGTGGTATGATCCCGTCCAAGCTTGCTGCCGATGTAGGGGAGCGAGCGACCCGTCATCTTGCGGGACAGATACATCGCCACTTGCCGAGGGGTCGCAATTGTTCTTGGTCGGCGCTCGGAAATAAGATCAGTCTGATCAACATTGTAGTGTTTGCAGACAGCCTTCAGAATCTCCGCGATCTTGGGCTGGCGGCGCGCAAAGCTGATGTTTTGCCGGCACCAAAACGTCTGTCCGCCATACCTGGCTGTAATAGTCATGGAGACGGACGCTGATGGCAGAGAGTAAAGCGGCTTGGGTTCTGCCGGCTTCTCCAGCGCCTGTTCCTCTTCGGGATTTACATCAAGCTCGGGATGGAATCGCCGCAGACGTTCGAGCAGCAATGCGCTCGCCATCACAGCGTCACGCCGAGAAACCGGAATGTTTACGCCTTCCCTTACTGCCATTTCAAAGCCCCATTTTGTTTATTGGAAAGAACACACACAGAAGAGAGTTAGAACTACGCCTACGCAAAACCACGCTAGGTTGATTGCGAGGGTGTTAGGCATCTCCTAGTCACCTTTCTTCAGTCTTTTTTCCTCCAGCCACAGCAAGAGCTTGGCCCACAGAGCTTTCAGTAGCCGCATTGATTTGATCCTTAAGTGCCGCGATGCGCGCGGCGCGGTTGGCGTTATCTTGCTCAACGCGCTCACATAGAAGCTCGTACTGGCGTAGGATGTTGAACCCGGAAATTAATCCAGGTTCCTTTGCCTCATGCCCGTTCGCCAGATACTTCCTGAGCCACGACGACGAAACGCCCACAGTCTGCGCGACTATCTCGTAAGCCGTCATCCGCGAACCGGTGCGATACGTCTCCCTCTCGACAAGCGCTGCCGCCGCCGATCTCGTTAATCCGTTCATAGTCTCCCCACTCACCATTGTCGTTTTCCGGTCAATGTTTGTCTGCACCTGTCTGTCCTCCTGTCCTATGTTCCAGAACGATGGAGAACGAACTTCAACTAAGTACCTACGCTTTGAACTCTCGCCTGATGCAGCGTTGGCGCGCTGGCATCGGCAGCAACGTGATTAGTCTTTCAGTTTTCCAAAGATGCGAAGATCGATCAGTATCCAGTAGGCGCCAGCAGCGCCCGCCAGCACGAATTGGTCGATGTAAAACCGACCACCAATCAGCTCATGCGCTACACGCGCAACCGTCATGAGGACGAAGAACACGAGGAGCGATGCAATCCATTTACCCAGCGTGTTCATGTCGCTGTTGCCTCGCAGTGATGTGAAAAGATGCCGGCGGGAGGAGTTGCCTCGACTCCCGCCGGCCATGCGCACGTTTGGGGGAGGAGTAACGCGCGCAAGCTGGAATAAAAGGACCGCATTGGCGCGGTCAGTTTGCTTGCAGCCAGGGAGGAGTGCGCGGACAGAGAAACGAAACCGCGCGAAGTTGCTGCAAGGGTTAAAATGGATTTGCTGTTGATCGTCGCGTTATGTTGGTCAGCCGCACTGACCTGCTTTGTGCTCGGGAACGCAACGGATGGTTGAGTCGTTGGTTGTCGGCAGTCTGTCTCAAATTGAAACGCTGCGACAAAAAGACTTTCACGTGAATTTGAGTGAATCTCGATTGAAGACCGATGGTTGTCTCCCTGATACTCTTTCCCGTTATGGGAATGGGAGGCTAATCTATGGGCGAGGCAATGCAGCCCGGCGCTCTCAAAATGTTGGACATGAGCGTACCGGAGTTTTTCTTTACATGCTTGGGACCAGCGGAGTCGGCGGGCCCCGGTCTGATCAAATATCCCTGTTGTCTTTCGGATGGCGGCGTCTTGATCCCGCAATTCCTTGCGGTCACGCCCATCATGAAGGTGGCGTACAATTGCAAGCTCGCAATTCACTACGCCGCCGAGTTCCACAACGAACACATTCTCTCTACGGCGATGCGTATGCAGTGCTGAGGTCATTGCGCGACCTCGTCAAAAACTTTTGCGAGATCGGGGCGGAGTTCGCGTGCTGGAATTTCCAGCTTGCGCGCAACGTCATGCACCTTCGCGTCGTCGATCTTCCGAGTTCCGGTTTCCCAACGGGACACGGTTACGTCCGTCACGCCTAAAGCGCCTGCCAGCGCCTTCTGAGTGAGGTTATTTCTGACCCGGTAATCCCGGATCGGCTTGCATGGCTTCCTGACCATGCGATTTTCCTACCATAGTGGCTAAGCCCTCGTCAAGGGGCTCCTACCATTGTGGCGGAGTGTCGCAGACCTCATTGGTTGGTAGGATTGCCCATGCCCCCTCGTATCTACCCAAGGCGGCAGCCCAAGCTTTACATCGCCGAATGGCGGGATAGCCGTGGACTGACCCAGGAAGCCCTAGGACACCGCCTAGGCACCTCAGACGTGACCGTTTCCCGCTGGGAGACCGGAAGTCGTCGGCCGGATAATAACGCACTGGCGGCCATCTGTGAGGCTCTGGGCATAGAAATAACGGACATCTACCGGCATCCAGACGCCCCGTCCGCTGACCAGCTCCTCCGGGGTCAACCCGAGGAAGTCTGGGACCA